AGCAGCGCCGTCGCGAACGTGCCGATCAGCGTGGCGAAGTCCGTTCGGAACGCCGCCGCCGATGTGCCCGTGGTCAGGACCGGCGTCGTGTTCCACGTCACCGAGGCCGGCGACACGTTCGCCACCGCCGCTCGAGCCGGGTTCAGGAAGTCGATGTCCATCTTCTGCACGAGCGCCGCGACAAGGTCGTCGCGGACCTTGGCTTCCGCGTTCGGGTTGCTGAAGCGAATTTCTTCCTTCGTCAGCACCGCCAGCGCGCCGAGCTTCGACCAGGTCAGCGAGGTCGTCATGCTGACGCCCTTGCTCAGCAGGACCGGCAAACCCTCACCCACCCACGCAGCCGACGTGCCCGAGCTGAATCCGGAGACCCTCGTGTTGAACGGCACCGTTCGCAGGCTGGGATACGTCGTGCCGTTGATGGTCTGCCCGAACTTCCCGAGGATCGTCCGCGGCCGGAGGAAGTTGATGAAATCGTCCATCACGTTGTACGGGACGAGTTCCGACGCCCACCCGGCCGTCTGGGCGTTTGCCGCGCCGATCGCGCCCTTCTGCTGGAGGTCGATCATCTTCACCAGCATCGGCGCATCATCGCCGTAGTTCTGCTTGGCGAGTTCCTTGGCCTCGAACGTGTTGCCCTTGGCCATGCCCATGCACATCGCGTAACGGGCGAAGGCGATGCCGGGCGGCAGCTTCTTCTCGACGGCGATCTGGTGGATGCCCCGCGACTGCGAGCCGTCCTCAGCAGTCGTCCCACGCGCCGGAATGGCCGTGGCCTTCTCGCGCTTCTCGGCAGCGGCGAGACGATCCAGGTGCTCGTCGATTTCCTTGATCTCGAGCGCCAACGTGTCGTGCGTTTCCTTCTCGTCGGCATCGAGGGTCGTGCCCGCTTCGGCGGACTTCTCGAGGATGGTGTCCATCTTCGCGGCCTTGGCGGCGCGCGTGTTCTGGAAGTCCACGATCTGATCGGCGTAACTCTTTTTTGCCATCGGCATATCCGAGCGCACCTTCACAGTGCGCGAATGTGCCGAAACGCCGGCTGGGTGAGACGGAGATGCGCCTAACGCGGCGCTGTCGAGAGACTTCAGGGTGGCGATGGTCGCGTCCTGATGGGCCGGGATCACCACCATCGAGAGTTCATGGACTTCAACACTGGGAAAAACGAATCCTTGGGTTTTCTTGTCGTAGACCGGATCTTCCAGCGGCAGGAACCCGATGGAAACACCACGAATCAGCGGAGGATCTGCGCTGAGCGAATCGACCGCTTCATCAAGGCGATCCTTGACCACGCCCGGACGGTCGATCGAGGAAATCACCGCGCTGAACGATGTGCCATCCGGCGTCGGCTTCCCAAACTTCGCCTCACCGACAGGTCGCCGGCTGTCGTGATAGAGCAGCAGCGGCAACGGATTCTTGAACTTGATGCCTTCGGAGAGGATGCTGTCGCCGAGCCGATCCGGGACAGGCGATGTCGCCACGCCAGAGAAGGTGCGCTTCTGAGGATCGAAGCCCTTCACGTGAACGAGGCTGTACGCCTTTAACAGCATGAGTACGGTTCTCATGCTGAGGCAAAAGCCAGATTTTTGAATTGTCTAGTAGGAAAAAGGCGCGAACACCTTGCGATGCTCACGCCCAATAACCAGCCCGGTCGCGCCTCGTCGGGCCGTGTGTTGCCTTGGAATGCCTCGCCGCAACTTCAGTATTTTACTACGGTTTCAGCCGCAAAATCAGCAGATCCCTCACCAGCGCCGAGACGTTCCCGTCAGTCTGTCGCTTCGCTAGTTGCAGCAACTTGTCGTGGTACTCCGCCGGCAACCACGTAGACACCGACGTGCTCGGCTCCGCCACCCGCGGGCGGCCCGGTGGCCGGCGCACGACGTCGACAGGCTTATAGTTCATCGCCACACCCATATACACACGCGAATCAGCAACGTGATGAATATCAGCCAAATTGGTAAGGCCACCATAACCGGAATGTTCCTGTCGCTGTTCATCGCGGTCCCCCACCAATGACAATCAGTTGATAGGCCGGCTCCTTACTCGCCTGCCCGCGCTCCATTCGGTCGATCGCCATCACCAAAGCTACGACTCCATCAATCCGCTCGGTCGATGTCTTCTTCGACGGCTTCAGGTTCCCCGCCGCATCTGTCTCCACCGACACGTTCGAGACGCACCAGCGCAGGACCGGATCGCCGTTGTGCCGCAGGGTCCGCCCGAGAATGGCTTTCTCGAGCGCCTTTGTGGGTGCGCTCAGCGACGTAAACCCCTGTCGGATCGGGACGCAGGTAAACCCGTCCCCTTGCAGTCGCGTCACCAGATCCGTCGCATTCCACGGGTCGAAGGCCACTTCACGGACATCGAACTCCCCGGCCCACCCGTTCAACGCCTGCCGGATGTACTCGTAATCCACCACGTTCCCCGGCGTCGCCATCAGGTGACCATCCGTGGACCACTGCTCGTACGGCACCCGATCCCGCAGCGATCGATCGTGGATCCGCTCCTTCGGGACGAAGAACTGGGCCAGCACGTCAAACCCGTCATCGTCTGGGAACACGGCTACGAGCGCCGTCAAGTCCTGCGTGCTGGACAGGTCCATGCCGACGTAGCAGCGCCGGCCCTTGAGCGCCGCTCGTTCCGCTCGGCACGCATCCCAACTCGGCATCCCGATCCAGCGCGACGCCTGCTCTGTCCACTGGTTCAGGTACAGCCGGCGGAACACGTTCTCCTGTGCCGGGATCTCCTTCGCCCTCGCCGCCGCCACCCGCATCTCTTCGAGCGATCGAAAATCCCCCAACGCGGGATTCGCCTTCTTCCACACCCGCTCATCGGTCCAGTCGGCATCAATCGGCGCTTCGAACAGAATCGGCAGGAACGTGGGATCGAGCGCCGGATGCTCCTGCACCTTTTTTGCGTGGGCGTACAGCTCCCAGAGAATCGAATGCCGGTCGTACCCCGCCGTCGTGATCGCCATCATCAACGGCTGCGACCGTGCCCCTTGCCCAGACGACAGCACGTCCCACAACTCCCGGTTCTGCGCCGCGTGCAGCTCGTCGTAAATCACCACCGACGGATTGAACCCGTGCTTGCTGTAGGCTTCCGCTGAAATCGCCCGGTAAAAACTCCCGCTGGCCCGATGCACGATCCGCTTCTGCGAATCGATAATCTCGACCCGTGCTTCAAGTTCAGGATCGTTCCGGATCATCTGCGCGGCCACGTTGAACACCAGCGCCGCTTGATCCTTGTCGGCAGCTGCTGAATACACCTCGGCACCTATCTCCCCATCGAACAGCAGGAAGTAGATCGCCAGCGCCGCACACAACTCGCTTTTTCCGTTCTTCCGCGGCAGCATCAACAGGCACGTCCGGTACTGTCGGCGGCCGTCCTTCTGCGCCTTGAACAGTTTGCGGAGGATCTGCACCTGCCACGGTCGCAGATTGAACGACTGGCCGGCGAATGGCCCCTTGGTATGGGTCAGTTGGTTGATCAGCCGAATCGCTCGCGCGGCCTGGGTCTCTTTCACTTCAGCGCACCGGCCCACTTACTGACCGGCTCATCCGGCTTTGCCTTCACCACGACGATCCGCGCCCGGCTCACCGGCTCGAGCCCGAACAGCGCGTAATAGGGCCGGAGCGCAACCGCCGTGTCACGCTCCAGCCGCACATCGAACACCGCCGTCCCCTTCGTCGCCGTGTTCGCCGAGAACGTCGCCTGAAGCTCGCATAACGTCACGAACGGCCGGAGATCTGCCGGTGTCAGCGTCCGCATCGCCAGACAAATAGGGGCCAACTCATCCCAGACCACCCCCGCACCCGCCGACAACCCGGCAGGTTTCACCACCTCTCCAGCCGGTGGCTGCGGCTCATGCGCGTTCAGCCGCGTCTTGCTCGGGTTCCCACGCAGCACCTTCAACGCGGTTGGCTGAGGTCGTCTGCCTGAGTTTTCGTATCCCATATGGCTTCAACCCCTTGAGGTATCGCGAACTTCGTCATGGGTGAATGACCCCGACGAGAATTGCAAGTAAAGTGCGCGGCTCTACAGTTGGAAGGGTCATCGCTGCCACCACGCGCCAGCGGCACGACGTGATCAACCGTCCCAGCCAAACGATGCGGCGGGCAGAGCGCAGGATCGATTCGACCGTTACAGATCCAGCACACCCAACCATCACGTTCGCAGATGACGCGCCACCTGCCGACGGCCCTGTGCCCGGTCACAACAGCACGAAGCTTCCGCCTTCGCGATGCCTCAGCGCGTCTTTTTCTCAAACGGTCTCTAGTGTCTGGTAGTGCCGGGAAATTAACTGCGTTCGCACACTTCGGGGAGCAATATCGTCGACCGGACTTGGACGGCGTTGGGTTATGTCGACGAACGAACGGTTGTCCGCAAAGAGAACAATTACAAGGCTCTGTCTGAGCGAGCAGCTTGTAAAAACTGCTCCGCGTCCGGCAAGTAGATGAGCAATACCTTGAAGGCGCACCGGCACGGGGAATCTTGGGCGCCATCTCCAGCCCGCAATAGGCGCAGTTCGTCACTACAGTCGACACTCTTTGATAGTACTGCCGACGCCAAACCTTATAACACTCTATTGAGCAATACTTTAGCGGTCTGCCTCTATTTGGCCGGGCCACTAAATCCTGTCCACAAGCGATGCATTTTCTTTCTAAATCTTTCACCGAAAGTTCCTTCCCGCT